CAACCAGCACCTGATAAACGCGCTCATTGGTGGCGGTTTTGCAATTCTCGGCTGGTTTGCGCGGGAGCTTTGGGCTGCGGTTAAAGAACTCAAAGCCGACCTAGCCAAGCTGCGTGAAGACCTCCCCAAAGAGTACGTTGCGCGTGACGATTACCGCGAGGACATTAGAGACATCAAGTCAATGCTAGCTAAGATCTTTGAAAAACTAGAAAGCAAGGTTGATAAATAACGGTAATCCTTTTAACAAACTAACTATCGTTAGGGCATTACATGAGTTCTAATTACTCTATTACTAGAGATCAGATTATTATCACTGCCCTAAGAAAGTTAGGTGCAGTTGAACCACAAGATACAGCATCTACTATTGATGCCAACATAGTAACTAACTGTGCTCAAGCACTTAACCTTATGGTTAAGCAGTGGATGACAGAAGGTATTAAACTGTGGACAGTTACTGAAATAAACTTTCCTCTGGTTCTTAACCAGACTTCCTACACGGCAGGCCCAAGTCTGTGTGACATTACAACTGACAAGCCTTTACGTATCATTCAAGCTTGGGTACGTAATACTGTAGTAACCCCAGACATTGATATACCTCTAAACATTATTAGCCGCCAAGAGTACAACACACTTGGGTCTAAGTTTAGTACTGGTACAGCTAATAGTATTTACTTAAACCCAGGTGTTACTACTAGCACCATAAAGCTGTTCCTTACTCCTGATGCTAGTGCAGTAGCTACCTATACTGTGTACATGGTAGTGCAACGTCCTATCAATGACATTAGCTCTTCTTCTACTGTACCTGACTTTCCTAATGAATGGATGCAAGCATTGGTCTGGGGTCTTGCAGATCAGTTAGCTCTTGAGTACGGCTTGCCTGTAAATCATAGGCAGGAAGTACTACTAAAAGCAGAGAAATACAGAGACTTGTTGATGGAATGGGACATTGAGAATGAAAGTACATTCTTTACTCCTGATATTCGTTCAGCTATTCGTTATGGGCGGTAGGAACTAATATGCCTATTGCAAGACTACCCTTTGCACAACTGATTGAATCTAGGGCTGCATCTACAGCTAAAGACTCTAGGTCAGTTAATGTCAGTTTTGAGACTAAAGACCAAGCCAGTAAGGATACTGTTAAACGTCCTGGTTTAGCCCTAATCACACTTAACTCAGCTATTGGTGCAAGCACTGCTCAAGGGATGTATGAGTGGTTTGGTAACTTGTATGTTGTTACTAGTAACACGTTGTACAAGATAACCTCTGGGCTGGTTAAAACTACTATAGGAGTACTTACAGGTACTGTTCAGAACGTCTACTTTTCTGAGTCTGCAGATCACAGTTATTTGTTTCTACACAATGGAACTAATGGGTATGTGTTGGATAGCTCTGCTGTCTTTAGCGTAGTAACTGGAACTTCAGTTTATGCAGTAACTATATCTACAGGTGGTAGTGGATATGTTTCTCCAACAGTTGTATTTGGTACAACTTGGGCAGCAACAACTCCATATATTGTAGGCAACCAGATATTCTATGGAGCTAACCTATACACCGTTACTACGTCAGGTACTACCTCTACTGTTCCTCCTACTCATACCAGCGGATCAGTAACTGATGGAACAACAGTCTTAGCCTATGCAGGAGCTACAGCTACAGGTACGGTTGATTCTACTGGTGGTGTAATTACTGGTGTAACCATAACTGCTTATGGGTCTGGATATACTGCTGCACCTATAGTTACTTTCTCAGGGTCTCCTGGTACTGGTGCTACTGGTCTGGTAAATCTTAGTGGGTTCCCATCTTCAGCTTCTGCTATTGCAGCAGGGGCAGCATACCTAGATGGGTACACAATAGTAGCTACAAAAGCAGGACAGATATATAACAGTGATCCCAATGATCCTAGATTGTGGAACCCACTTAACTTTACTACTGCTGAAGCAGATCCTGATTTGATTGTAGGTATAGTTAAACATTTAAACTATATCTGCGTATTTGGGGAATGGAGTAGTGAGTTTTTCTCTGATGTTGGTAATCCTGCAGGTAGCCCTTTAGCTAGACAAGATAGCTATAAAAATGAAATTGGCTGTGCTAATGGCAACAGCATCTTTCAATTTGAACAGAGTGTAATGTTTGTAGGTAAGTCTAAGACTCATGGTAAATCAGTATTTATGTTGGAGGGATTGGCTCCTAAGAAACTGTCTACTAGGTACATTGAGAAGTACCTAAATGCTGACGCTACCAGCGACATTCAATCTTATGTCTTTAAGATAGAGGGGCATACGTTCTATGTAATGAACCTGCCCACTTTGGATAAGACCTTTGTCTATGATATAGAAGAAGCCATGTGGTATGAGTGGACTTCATATTACAGCAGTGCTGAACACGCATTTGTTATACATACAGCTACTGACTTTAATCAGACAACCTATGGGCTTCATAGGACAGATGGCAACCTATACTCAATGGCTACTACCAATCTTTCAGATGCTGGTACAGCAATTTATTGGAGAACCATAACCTCAAATCTTGATTCAGGAACTATGCACAGAAAGTTCTATAAATCAGGTGAGGTTGTAGGAGATAAGGTCAATGCTACTATGACCGTATCTCACTCAGAGAACGACTATGTTACTTGGTCTACAGGAAGGACTGTAGATTTAAGTAAGAGTCGTAGCATTATCTATCAACTAGGATGGGCTAGGCGTAGAGCATTTCAGTTTCTAGTGACAGATAACGTTGCAGTTAGACTACAAAGTTTTGAATTAAACATTGAGGGTGGTGAGCAGGACAGTGATCCACAACTGCAAAGTAAATAATATGATTACTTTCCAACGTGAAAACTGTGCTCAAGTCATACAAGATATACAGCCATTGCTAGTACAGCATTGGGAAGAAGTAGCTAACTATAAAGATATAATTAAACTTAATCCTGATTTTGATAAATATTTTGATTTAGAAAAGAAGAATCTTTTAGTTATCATTACTTGTAGGGAAGACACTACATTAATTGGCTATTCAGTATTCTTTTTGTATAAACATATACATTATCAAGATTGTTTTTCTGCATCTAACGATGTTTTGTTTCTAATTAAATCTGCTCGTAAAGGTAGGCTAGGAATTAAACTAATTAGAGAGTCCGAAAGAATCTTAAAAAATCTTGAGGTGTTAAGAATTGGGTTTCACATCAAACCTAAAAATGATTTTAGCCCAATACTTTCCCGTATTGGATATAGCAAAGAGGAAATTATAATGGGCAAGCTATTAGGAGAATCACATGGGCTTTGAAGCTGGAGCTTGGGTTGCTGGAGAAATTCTTGTAGACAATGCAATAGTAGCTCCTGCTATTGGAAGTTGGATAGCTGGCGAAGCCTTAGTAGATGCTGGTGTATCTGCTGCAACATCGGCAGGTGCTGGAGCAGCATTAGATGCAGGGATGGGTGCTTATGAACTAGGTGGTGTGTCTTCTAGCCTAGGTGGATATGCTGCTCCTGTAGCAGGTGAAGTACTAACTCCTGAGATGGCATCAAAAACTGTTTCACGAAGTATGGCTTCTGGTGGCCCTATAAATAATATGGGGGCTTTACCTGCAGATGTTACATATAACACTACATATGGTGAGTATTTAACTCCAGAACAGTCTAATGCTATGGCTGTAGCAAATGATGCAAGATCTGCTGCAGATGCAGGAATGGGTGTATATAACTCTGCTGCAGATGCGGGAATGAATTCTTATGATTTAGCTAATGTATCTACTAAAATAGGTGGAGCTAATCCAGGAAATATATTTTCTCAGTATGCTGACCAGTACATGAAAGCATTTAATGCTAATCCTATAAAAACGGGAGCAGAAACACTTAGGACTGGTTCATCTATTTTAAATAGTCTTAATGGGGCTATGAATACCCCAACAGCCCCTCCAATGAGACCAGGTGCTGCTGCTGCTCAAGCAGATCCTTGGGCACAGTATCGTCCTCAATATGCTGCAAGGCTTAATGAACTGCAAGCTAATCCAAGTCTTACTATGTCAGAACCTGGGTATCAGTTCTTTAGGCAACAAGGTGAACAAGCAAATCAACGTCTTGGTGCTAAAGCTGGTTTAAATAACTCAGGTAATCTTGGTATAGCTTTGAGTAACTATAATCAAGACTATGCTTTGAAAGCTTTTAATAATCTATCTGATAGATATACTGGTTTGGCTCAAGCAAATGCACCTGCTACTACAGGTGTAAATGCTTTTCAAAGCGCACAACAAACAGCATATAGCCAGAACAACGATTACTTAAAAGCTTTGAACCAAGGAGTAGCTTCAATAAATTCTATTTTTAATCCAATAACGTCAGGTGCTCCAGCACCTCAAGCTTCTACTCCTAGTGGTTATAACCCAGCAGGTAGTATTACTAATAACGCTATTTCTGGATATAACATAAATCCATATTCAACTAGTGGAGACCAGATGTACCAAGGTCTTAATCCAGATTTTTCTATATATTAAAAATACATTACATTAGTAATCTAATACCCTAGGAATACAACTATGCCATCTTATATAACAGACTTTACTGAAGGCACAAAGGCTGCGTATGAAGCGCAGATGATTCCTTTGCGTGCTCAAGCTGAAGCAGACAAGATCCCCCTACAAAAAGAACTAGATGTACAGAAAATACAACAGGGTAGGGTAGAAGCTGAGGCAGCAAAGATAGGTCTTCAGAACCTAATGAGGACTACTGCTGAAGATGCAGACTCTAGGGAGATCATGCAGAACTTCTATAAAGATCCTGCTAATAGGGCTCTTCCTCTAGACGATCAAACTAAGAAAATAGGACAACTGCTTGCAGGAAAAGGACAGTTTGAAAAGTCTCTTAAATGGTTTGATGAATCTAGCAAAGCTACAGAAAGGGATGCAAGAGCAGCAGAGACTAGATCTAAGACTGAAGACAGACAGATGGAGCACATCAGGTCTTGGATCTCTGACCTTAGTCCAGATAATGTAGGTCAAAAAATAATGATGATGCAACAGTCAAAGGAGATACCTCCTCAAATGGCTGCTGGTATTAGGCAACATCTGTCTCAAGCTATGACTGCACCAAATCGTACTGAAGCTTTTGCTGCTGTAAAAAAACAAATGATGGATGTCTATCAGTCTATGGATGGACGTAGGCTTCGTGCTAAGGAATTTAAAGATGAAGAAACAATTAGAGTTGCTGAAGAAAGACTTGCAGAAACTGCAAGACATAATAAGATAATAGAAAGAATTCAATCAGCTAATGCTGGTAAGTTGATTGAAAAAACTCAAATTGATCAAGCTTTAAAACAAGATGCAAGTTTAACTGCACAATTGAGAGAGATTAATGAGGCACAAAGAGAAATAACTAATAAGCGTAGAGAAATGGACAGTGTAGTAAACAATATAGACAAAGATAGAAGAGCTGATGTTCCAGAAACTAAAGACTTAGTTGGAAAAGATCCTAAATACGATGCACAACAACAATTATTTAAAGACCGTGAAGAAACACTTAAAAATATAAAAACTCACCGAGCAAAACTTGATGCACTTGAAAAGAAAAATGACGAAGCTAGAACTTCTACAATAGATATACGTAAAAGATTACAAGCACAACTTCCAGCTGACTTTAGAAATCCTAATAGACCAGATGAATTGCGATTAGAAGCCCCACCTCCTCCAGCTGGAGCAACTAAAGATGCTAAGACATAATTATGGCACTTGAAACAGCTACCAATCCTACGACTGGAGAACGGTTTGCACTCATTAACAATGAGTGGAAGCCCTTTTCTGAAACGGCAACTAACCCAACAACTAAAGAAAAGTTTGGGTTAATTGATAATGCGTGGCAATCATTAGGAATACCTGCGGAAGCCCCAGTACTACAGGAAGATACTCCTGTAGGAGCAGGGGTTAGGTCTGCTATAGAGAAAGCTCCTGGAGCCTTAGGTGGTATAGCAGGGTTTGGTGCATCGTTTGCTGCTTTGCAAGGGCCAGGGCTTGCTGCTGGAGCTGCAGTTGGTGCTGCTTTTCCTCCTGCTGCCCCCATCACAGCACCCGCTACTTATGCAGCAGTAACTATTATTGGTGGTTTAGTAGGAGCAACTCTTGCTGGTACTGCTGTAGATACAGCATCAGACTACTTATTTAGTCAGGCAGATCCTGATGGATGGAAACTTAGGCAAGAAGAAAAGAAAAGAAATCCTAGGGCTACTATGTTAGGTGATGTAGCTTCTGGGTTATTGGGCATGAGTCCAGCTACTATAACTAGAGGGCTACTTAAATCAACGGGAGAACGTGCTATTAGTGGTACTCTTCAAGGAGGTCTTAGTGCTGGTATGGATGTTATGGGTGGGGAAGCTCCTGACTGGCAGAAAGCTGGAGCACAAACAGTAGCTGGCTTTGCTATGCCTAGTTTTAACCGCTTAGGTCAAAACGCATTTAATTTAGGGCAAGGTGCTTCTAGAGCAGTATTGCCTAGTTCATCTACAAAATTTACTCCAGAGGTAGCTCCTAAAGCCCCTATAGTAGATGAGAGTGGAACAATAAAACCTGCTACTACTGCAGATGAAGAATCAGCTTTTATTAGAAAGCTTAATGAATCTATAGAAGCTAAGAAAGCTGCTGCTGAGACAGGCTCATCTGGTGAGCCACCTCTTCCTCCTCGTATAGAATCTACTGTTGATGTTACTAGTAACACGGCTATAGATGAAGTTAGTCGTGTACAGAAACAGATAGACTCTATAGATAACCCAGTCTTAAAGAAGATGGCTATAGAAGGTTCTGTAGCTGATCCTAAGATGGCTGAGATTACAACTGTCTCTGCTTTGGCTGAGCATATAAAAACTACACTAGGCCCAGATCATTTGGCATCTAGAGTACTTGATGCTCTTCTACCCACACTTCCTAAAGACAGTCCTTCTAGAGTTCTTAAAGCTGATGAGTACGAAGCACTTTATAAAAGTGTGGGTGGTACAAGTAAAACCACAGCTTTTTGGCATGATGATGTAGGCATAGTAATGCGGGATGGGTTTGGAAATAACGCTATAACTGGAGCACATGAAATTACTCATGCTGTACTTCACAGCAAAATAGAAGCTATTAATAGCTTACCTGCTAATCATCCTGATCGTATAAAACTAACTCAACT